TTGCTCCTAATGCAAGTGATAAGTTTATTGGTGGTTGCAATAATGCTGCGGGTACTGATAATAAATATTTAGGTGTAACAGGTGCTAAAAAAGGTGCTTGTTTAAAGCTTGAATATGGAAGTGCTGATGGATGGTTTATCGTTTATCAAAGTACAGGAAATGGTACTTGGGCTCACGAATCTTAATCCGAACACATAAGGGTTAATAGTTATTGGGAACTATGGAGTAAGTCGTATAAAGGGCTTACTCCGAATCCCATAAAGAATTTAACAATTTTATATAGGAGTAAATTATATGCCTAAGGTATTAAATAAGCAAACAGGAGAAGTTGAAAAGCTTTCATATGATGAAGAAGGTATAGAGAAAGCTAAAGAAATGGAAAAGTCTGGAGAAGGACTCATAATAAGTAATGATGCTCGTAATAGAAGCGAAACTACATATGGCTAGAACACGAACATATTATTGTAATGGTTGTAGTAAAACTGTAGAATTTGCCATGGATGAAAGTCATGTATGTAAATGCGGTCATGTATTTGGTGCAAAATTTAATAATACAAAAGACCATGTAAATATGCGAACAACTTGGTCAGGTCAAACTAAATTTGAGTTTAGTCAAACAACAATGGACCAAGATATTGCGGAAAGGAATGCTAGATAATGGCTTGGGATTTTGCAGCAGAAATACATGCGTTAAGTGGATTTGATGCTGACGACACATCAACTACTTCTTCAAGTGGAGAAACTTTATCTACTCATGCAACTCAATGGTTAACAGATGGAGCTAAGGAAGTAGTTAATTTATCATCAAATTCTTCTAAGTATAAATCTATAATTTCAACTACTAATACTTTAAATACTTCAAGTCCTACTCTTACGTTAAATGATGGCAATGTTTCAAATGTAGTTTTTTATGACGGGACAAGGTTGCAATCTTGTAGAATGATACCTGCAAACATGAAAGGCCGTGTAAATGATGTAAACGATTTAATGAATTTTGCCACAAGTTCTGACCCTGTGTGCTGGATTAATGCTGGAGTTCTTGAAATATTTCCTACTCCAACAGATTCAAATTATGGGAAAGCAGATACATTAAATTATCCAACGGTTACATATAGCGATTCATCAATATCATCATTTCCTAATGAATTAGAAAAAATGGTAGTTTTATATGCGTCTATTAAAGCAACTGAATATATGATGTTAACTGAAGAAGACCAAGAAGTATATGGTCCTCAATTGCAAACATTAAAACAGGATTATAAAGAACAAGTTGCAATGCTTATGGGCCCAAGTGTTGCTGAAAAAGAAAGAGGTTAAATAGTGGCAAGAAGTTTAACAATTAAAAGTGTTATTTCTCAATTAGAAAAAATGTTTGGTCGTCAACCTGAAAATTATATGTTAACTCTTGTTAATGAAGCATTAATGGATATCGCAGTAACTAAACAAGAACATCTTCAATCTGCAAAAACAAATTTAGAAACAAAAAAAAGATGGTATGAGCTTCCTTCTAATACAATAGACATAGTTAAAGTTGAAGTGTTAGATACTGATAATAGATATGTAAAAATACCAAAACTAGCTGACTCTCACAACTTATTAAAAGATGATACTGATGAATCAAATGATTCATTAACTTAGGAGGATTATGTCGAATAGAAATTATCCAAATGATTATTTTGCTTGGTACAATGATGATGATAGATTAGCATTGGTTGCTCTTGATACAACATCAACATCAGGTGAAAAAACAAAAGAAAAATATGATACATTTCAAGGTGAAGGTAATTTAAGCGGTGCAATAACTGCATTTACAGATTACACATCAACTGTTTCTGGAACAACAAAAATAACAGACGCAGCTCATGGTCTTGAAACTGGAGATAGAATTACTATAGCATCTTCGCCCGATGCTTATTATGATACAGCTTCAAGCAATTCTGATGGAAATTATGAAATAACAAAAATTGATAATGATAATTTTTATATATCAGCTACTTTTAGTGCTGAAGATAGTGGTACATGGACATCTTTATTTGTAGATAAAGGATTAAGAATTACTTATCATTCATTTTATGATACTCCATCATCAACTGATGACGATTTAGAGTCAGATTTAGGATTGACAAGTGGTTTGCATAATGCTTTAATATGCTATATAAAAGCAAGATTATATGAAGACCAAGGAGATTTAAACAAAGCACAATATTTTAGACAAATGTATGAGAAAATGGTAAATCAATATCCATCACGAAAAAGTGGTGTAAGAGTTTTATCAGTTCCACACATGTAAAGGAGATTAAATGGGTTCATCCTCAACATCATGGTCAAGTGAAAGTAATACTCATGCGGGTTCATCGCAAGTGTATAATAGTTCAACTTGGTCATTATATTCAACAACAAGCGGATTAAGAATAAATGCAGCAGAAGGTCAATCGGCTCAATTAGAATTATGGGCTGACGAAGGAGATGATAACGCAGATAAGTGGAAAATAAACGTTGCTGATGGCGGAACAATGACATGGCAAAATAATAGTGTAACAAAATTAACACTAGGTACTGACGGAGCATTGTCATCAATAAGTGCAATTAATGGAGGGATTGTATTTAATGAAGTTTCTGCAGACGTTGATTTTAGAATTAAATCTAACGGTCAAGCAAATATGTTTTTGGTTGACGGAGGTAATGATAAAATTGGAATAGGAAAAGTTCCTGTAGATGGTATTCTTGAAGTCAAAGGTCAAACAGCTTCTTCTCCTGTAATAAGTGTCGATGGAAGTGCAACTAATGGTTTTATAATGATGTCTGACAATTATGTTGCTGGTGAAAGTCAATATACTACTGGGGTTACATATAGTGGAGCTGCAACTTATTTAGCTAGCAGGTGTTATGCAGCAACTGACGCGGTTTATACTGATGCAGCTGGTTGGAAGTCTTCAACTGACGCTAGCTCTTATAGAGGTTCTGCAATAGTGCTTGATGGTGGAGCTGGAAGTATATCACTATATTACGGAGCCACCAATTCATTAATTGCTCCAGGTTCAACTAGAACTTTAACACGTGGTATTTATTTAGGAGAAGATGGAGATGTAGGTGTAGGGACAGCAAGCCCAAACGCAAGATTACATGCTATAGATACCGATACTACTGCGACTGCTCATGTTGCTATGTTTGAATGTACTGAAGCTGCGGTAGAGACAGCTGATGTTCTTGTAAGAATGGACTTTTCTGGAGATGCCGATGTAGATGGCGCTAGAGCAATATCATTTCATGATTCAGGTGGAGAAATTGGAAGTATAACTTTAGATGGTAATGCTACTGCTTTTAATACAAGTTCTGATTATAGATTTAAAACAGATTTAAAAGATATACCCGATGCTACTGCTATTATTAATCAATTAAAAATATATGATTTTGCTTGGACAAAAAATACTTCTAAAAGGTTAACAGGTGTTCTCGCTCATGAAGCTCAAGCAATAGTTCCTTATGCTGTTAATGGGGAAAAAGATGCTATGGTTGATAGGATTGTTACTGAAGCACAAAAAGAAATAAAAGATGACCAAGGAAACATTATACAAGCTAAAGTAGATGAAGTTACTGAATCAATTGTTTCTCCTCAAGCAGTAGATTATTCAAAATTTGTACCATTGTTAATACAATCAATACAAGAATTATCAGCTAAAGTAACAACGTTAGAAAACGCATAAATAGGAGCAAAATGAGCAAAGAAGTAAAAGAGGTAAAAGACGTAAAAGAAAAAAAAGAAGTAAGCATCGATGAGGCAATTGAAAACATACAAAATCAATTGCAAAATTATAAAATAATGACAATTAAAGCAGAGGGAGCTCTTGAAGTTCTTATGCAATTAAAAAAGGATAAAGATGGATAAAGACACACTTATGACAGTTGCTCAAGGAGCAGGAGGTGTAGCATTAAGCTTTTGGGAGGTTCTTCCTGATATGTTAAGGCTTGGGATATTAATAGCTACACTTATACATATATTAATAAAAATTGTAAACGATTATAATAAATAATACACTCACGGTCTCGTCAAGACCTTAAAGTATAACTCTTGAAAGGAGAATAAACATGGCAAAACCATTACATACATTTACAGTCGCAGAAGCAGGAAATCTACAAGTATATAGTGATTATAACTATGAACAAATAGATATAAGTGGAGATGATTTAGATACATCCCCTGCTAGTGCAACATACATTACAGAAGCAAATCCAGCTAAAAAAGTAGTTATATACGATGGAGATGGAAGTGTAGAAGATGCAGATACATTTACAATTGCTTTAAATGGAAACACTGATACTCAAAAGAAAATAGTAATTGAAGGTAGAAATCTTCCATTTACTATAGAAGGATTAGTCATGAGAGCTTTAACTGTTTCTCTTCCAGATGGAGATACAGATGTTAGCGATACTGTAGATATATTATCATTTCATTAAGGAGCTGTAATGGCAAACACATTTGGTTCAAGAAAGATTAAACCTTTAAAAAAAAGTGAATTAGATAAAAAAATTGCTCAGGCAAATAAATCGTTAAAGGCTAAGAATAAGAAACTTGATATAAACATTAAAGATAAAGAAAGTGAAATCAAGTCATTAGATAAAGAAACTAAATCTTTAAATAGTGAAATTAAATTAATTTTAAAAGAAGTTTCTAATAGTAAAAGTTTATTGTCTAAAGAAAAACTCAAATTATATGATATATCCAAAAATGTTAAAGATAGGGAATCCCATATTTTAACTCTTAAGAGTGAAGAAAGTTCCATTATTAATAATGTTAAAACACTTAAAAATGAGGCTTTAAAGTTAAATAATGACATTGCTTATCTTGAGACTAAAAAGAAAAAAGCGGATGATTTAATTGAAGATGTTGACTACTTTCAAAAACAAAAAGAAATAAAGGAAAATGAGTTGAATGAGATTCAAAGAAAATATAGGGCTATTAAAGAAGATATATCCAATAAAGAATTATATTTTAAAAATAAATCAATTGAATATAACAGGCAAATTACAAAAATGTCAGATGAGGCTCAAAAAATATCTGCAAAAATTAAAATAATTCAAAAAGATGCGGATGAAGAAAAAGTTAAATATGACAATGCTTGTGTTAAATTGAAAAAATTAAAAGAAGATAAGTCTCTTGAGCTAAAATCTGTTGATTCTTTAGTTGGTAAAAAAGAAGATGAATATATTATGTGGGAACGAAAACTTGAAAAAATTAAAGATTCTTATGAATCTGAGCAAAAAAGAATATCTAAAATAAAAGGCAACTTTGAAAAGTGGAAAGTTAATTCATTGGAAGAGGTTGCAAGAATGAAGCTTAAAAATAAAATGGAAAAAATTGACAAAGCTGGATTAAAGGAAATTTTAAATGGCTGATGTAGGTAACGGTGTATCAAGAGTTATAATGGACGCTGATGGCGAGCAGGCCACAGTTACCAATAATAAGCTTGATGTCAATGCTTATCTAAATGATACTCCTACAATTGATATTGGAGATGTTTCTTTATTGTTAGGAGGTACTGCTGCAGATACAAATAATGGTACTGCAGGGGCTCAAACTTTACGAGTTACTATAGCTAGTGATACTACTGGGGTCTTATCTATAGATGATAATGACGGCTCAATAACAGTAGATGGTACAGTAGCAGTTACCCATAATGCGCTTACTGAATTAGGCAGTGCTTTACATCGAGAAGATGATGTTGCTGACAATCAGCATTATGGAATACCTCCTCTTGCAGTTAGAAGAGATTCAATGGTTGTTGGAACAGCTGCTGATGGAGATTTTCAATCTTTAAGCACTGATGCTACAGGTCATCTATATGTAACCGAAGGAACGGTGTTTACGTATCTTACATTTCTAATACTTGATGTAGATAATAGTGCTGAGTTATTATCTGCAGTAAGCTCTGGAGCTGTAGGAGTAATTAGTAATTGTGTAGAGGTTTTTTTACAAGCAAAGGAGACTAATACTGGATATATTATGGTTGGAGATGATAATGTTGCTGATGATAGAGGTATGAAATTGAATCCTGGAGATACTATTATATTAAATGTAAATGATACTAGAATGATTAGTGTTTGGGCTTCTGCTGATAATCAAGGTTTAAGATGTATGATTACTACTAGGCAAACATAATGAGCAAGTTTATTAAAGATAATCACACGTTTAATAGAGATGTAAAAATACCTTCTTCATCTAAATTGTACCTAGATGGCGGTGGAGATAGCTATATAACTGAAGTTATTCCTGATGGAATAGACATTGTAGTGGGTGGAGAATTACAACTAAGAATAAATGAAAGTGGTGGTGGAGCAAGTGACAGTATCACAACAGGAGGTGTTTTACATCAACAGCAAGATTTAAAATTAACTGCTACTAAAAAATTATATTTTGATAGTGGTAGTGATACTTATATTCATGAAAGTGGTGCTGATGTATTAGATTTTCAAGTTGGCGATATTAATATGTTGAAAATGACTGAAGATGGTGCATCAACCACATTAGCAACAAGAGGTAGGTTTAGATTGCTAAATCATGATGGCTCAACTTATGATGATTCAAGTTCTTCTGCAGTTCAAACAAAAGCACAAATTGATTCAGCTATATCTGCAGCAGGTGGTGGTGGAAGTACAACATTGAAGCATTGGATGGATTGGTATAACTATTCAGCAAATTTAGCAAGTCAAAATACTTTTTATTCAGAAAAGCATAATGATGAGTTTGGTGTTAGTAGCACTATTAATACTAATTTATCTTCATCTGGTTATAACACAACTACATTGAGTTATGCGTGGAGAATGATTAGATATTCAAGAAGAGTTCCTTATTCAGGGACTTTAACAAAATTTATGGTTCATTTAGAAGCTTCAGGAGCAGCAGCAGACAGCGATGTAGAAGTTGCTTTATGGTGGGCAGATGCATTAGCAGATGATACACAGCATGCATCAACTACAAACTTTACTTGTGCTCATCTTGCAACTTTGACTTTTGATTTTTCTTTAACTAGTAGATTTATGACAAAGCAAACTACATCATTTAATGCAACTTCCATATCGGAAGGAGATTGGCTATTTATAACATTAAGAAAAACAACAAGTGGAGATGGCTCTTCTTTTCATTGTCATTCTACTGTATTATGGGATGGAGCATGAGTATAGATAAAATTAATAAAACGGTAGAAGAATTAGATGAGCTTGTTGATAGAAGTAGGAATGGGCAAGTCGTAAAAGATTTAATAGATAAGATTAATGAAATAATTGATGAGTTAAATAAATAATGAATTATTTGCTCTCTTCCCTTAACTGTATCTTTTAAAAATGAAAAGGAGCTTTTTGAAATGGGTAGAAAAAAGAAAGGCGTTGTTAAACGTGCTATTGTCACCCCTGATAAACACTTTCCATTAGCTGATTTAGCAGCTATAAATTGTGTAAAAAGAACAATTGAAATTGTTAAACCCGATATATATGTTGATTTGGGTGATGTAGGAGAATGGCATGGAAGTTCTCATTGGCAATGGAAAAAGAAAAAACGTCCACCTTTGGAATACCAATTGCCCTTTATTGAGCAAGATGTTATAGATGTTAATAAAGGAATGGATATGATTGATGAATCTCTTGACAAAGCAAATTGTAAAGAGAAATACATCACAGAAGGAAATCACGATGATTGGATGAATAGATTTGTTGAAGAGCATCCATATTTAGAAAGGTATAGGTTTGATAAATGCGTAAAGTTAAAGGAAAGAGGGTACAAATATTACCCTGCGGGCAAATATCTAAAAATTGGAAAGCTAGTAATGTATCATGGACATCACTTTGCTGGTATGCAACACACACGAAATCATCTAACGAGACTAGGATGCAATATTATGTACGGACATCATCATGATATTCAACAAAGCTCACTTACTCATATCGATGGTCAAAAGTCGGCTTGGAGCTTGGGTTGTCTCAAAGATATGTCACAAGAACAAAATTCATGGCTTGGTGGTAGAAAACATAATTGGAGCCATGCATTTGCCATTGTTGATTTCTTTAACGGCGGGTTATTTACTGTCCATGTTATACAAATTATAAATGGAATGACCTCATTATGGGGTGAAGTTATAGATGGGAATAAATGAATCCAATAGAGATAATAGAAAAATTTGGAATACCTGTAGCAGTAGCTATGGCTTTTGGATTCTTTATATGGAAACAAAATCAATATATCCAAAAAGATTTAACTAAGGATATACATGAAAAATTTAACAGATTAGAAGGAATTATTGTAAAATTGATAGACCAACAAAAAAAGATGCAAATTGAACAACGAGGAATTGTTAAGTCTTATCAAACATTGATTGATATTATTACTAAATTATTTAAATGGGATAGTAAATGATACAAGCGGTTATTATACAAAAAGTAGTTAAGTTAATTACAAGCCAATTTAAGCTTAATAAAATACTTGATTATGTTGAGAAGCCTAATGAATTAGATGAAGAAATGGAACATCTTAAAGCTAGAGTAGAATCTTTAGAAAAGATGGCTCATCCTTCAAGAGATTTTGTTATATGTGATGATTGCAAATGCAAGGTTGTAGTTGCTGAGCATATTGAAGAAAGAAGAAAGTAAAGATAAAAGGAGAAGTAATGAATATCGATTTAGGAAAAGCAATTTTTGATGCTTTATTTAATGATGAAAACAGAGATAAAATGATTGATGAACTGAACAAAGTTGTCAATATACCGATAATTGGAGAAGAAATGGAGAGAAAAATTATCGCAAATCTGTTTGAATGCATGGAAACTATCTTAAAAAAACTTATGATTAAAGAAGGGTAATAATGCCTAAGCAGCAATTAGTTGTAAATAGATTTGAAGGCGGATTAAACACAGATTCTGACCCAAGAGATATTGCGGATAATGAATTTAGTGTACTTAAAGGGTATAGCGTTGATTCGTTAGGGGTAATTAAAACAATGGGTTCTCATTCTGACCATTTAGTAGTTACCGCTAATGCTACTGCTTTTGCTGAAGGATATGGTATATTTCCATTTTCATCTAATTATGATGATTCTGGTGCACTTGCTTCAACAAACTATTTAGCATTAACAGATGGGACTTATGTACATATATTTGATTATGACGGCGAAACTTGGAATGGAATGGTTGGTGTAAATAATAGTGATGGGTTTGCTCTTGGTCCTGATAATCAAAGCACAAGTGATACTAATGTTGAAGCTTCAATGTATGCTCCTGATGGAAACTTAAGGGTTTGTGA